GAAGCTTTACTTTTAATTTTGGAAGATGTGAATGTGGGAGAGAAATTCTTTCCGCAAATGATTATGTAAAATATTGTCCTTGTTGTGGTCAAGCACTAGATTGGAGGGTTGAAGATGAAAAAATTTAAGTTAAAAGAAACATCATATAGTTTTGATAAGAAAGGTATGATTATTGAGGGGAAACGTGTTGATGGAATAGTAAAAGTTTATGCTAAAGATTTATGTAGAATAAATGAAAATATTATGACAAAAGGAGAAATAATGAATTGTATGACTAATGGCGCCTATTATAATTGGAACTACTATGCGAGTAGATTGGAACCTTTAGAAATAGTAAAAATAACTCGTTTAGATTATGAAATGCTCAAGTTTTTGCAAAAACAAGGCGCAAAATATATTTGTAGAGACAAAGGCGGACTGATAAATTTATATGAAAAAGAACCTTATATTATGAGTGATAACTGCACATGGCGGGCAGGAGGTGAATGTGGTTATTTAGGTAAATTTACAGAGCAATTATTCCAATTCGTCAAGTGGGAAGATAAAAAATATTATGTCATAGAAGATGTTTTAAACAATTGCGAGGTGGTTGAAGATGGAGAAGCCTAGTAGAGAAGAATATACAGATTTAAGCACTCAAATGGGTGGCGATGCAATCCGTTTGTATGTAGAAGATCTAGAAGGATATTGTGAGCAATTAGAAAAAGCTTACGAAGATGTAAAAAAAGGTTTAGATAATGCTTGCAACAAACTAGAAGGTTTATATCTTTGCATTGATGTTTTAACAGATAAAGAATCTAAAAAAGATAAAGAATACTGGAAAAAGAAGGTGAACGAAGATGTACATTAATCCATTTGTAGCAGGAATCATCACTACATTTGTAGCTGAAACAGTAATCGTTATTTCGCTTCTTGTTTGGATAATCGTTAAAGAAAGTAGAGGGAAGTAAAGTCATGGAAGTTTATGTTAGGTATAAAGATGGAAGTAGCCAAACAATAAAAAGAGTATCGAGTTGGAATTATTCAAAAGAACTTAATTCTTATGTTTTTAAAGCTGAAAATGATACTTATACATATCGTGAAAAAAATAGAACAGTAATTATTGGAAGAGAACAAGTCGAACTTCTTTCAATAAGAGAAGCTTAGGAGTTTAATATGGAACAAACATATAGTATTTTACAAAGACAAGTGAATTTACAAACTGGGAAAGTTGCTGTTAGAGTTTGTAAAAAAGGAACAGAAGAAGCTCTTTCTAAAGATGTAAACTATTGCAAATTAAGAAGCATCTTCAATCAAGACTTAACTTACTATCTTGTTAAACAAGAGAATGAAAAAGAAGTTATTAAAATCTTAAAAAAGAAGGTTGTCGAAGAAGATGATCGTTATGTAAAAATTAAATAGTTAGGGGAGGTTAAAAACAAATGGTACACGTTATGGATAACTACTACTTTGATGCTGATAGCAACTGTTATACAGCTCTCGAAGATACTTTGAAGAAAGATAAAGACGATAAACCAGTTTATCGAACAATCGGCTATTATCCTTCGGCTAAAGATGCTGTAAAAGGAATTGCTAAATACATTCATAAGAAACTTGCAGGGAATGAAGAAAGCTCAAGCATTGAATTAAGCGAATATATCAAAAAATGTGAAGATGTAAGCATCAAGCTACAAACAACACTTGACGATATTTTCAAAGCTGTTGACTTCTAAACAGATGAAAGGTAGGACATAGGGTCATGAACACATTAGAGTGGATTGAAGCAAAAACAAGTCTTATTGAAATTCAGCTAGAGGACTTCTTTAAAATCAACCAACTAAAATTGCATATGATCAATACATATCCCATCATCTGCAATTATTTGAGTGTCAACAACGACATTGAAGGATTAGAGCAACGCTCTTTTGAAGATTATAACGTTTTATATCAAGCGTTTATGAAGTATCAAAACATCATTTCTAAAATCAATCTAGAAGTCGTGTTTGTAGCATCCAAAGAAAATTTCTGTTTCTTCATGGGATGGACTGCAAAATTCTATGATGATATGCTAAATAGTACAAATGATGATATTAGAGCAATGATGGAAATGATTAATGACTATATCATTGACTCTCAACTTTCAGCAGGTCAGCGAGGATTTATCAAGGCGAACCTTACAAAGTTCAGAGCACAAACCGCAGGAGAACATGGTCATTCGTTGATAACTCAAAAAGAACAATTAAGCTCAGGTGGAAAGAGCACAGAGCTTAAATCCAAAGAACAGTTGATAGCTGAACTAGAGGGAATGGGACTTAACAAACAGTTAGTAGGTAGCACATACCCTCACGGTAAAAAATCAAAATAAAAAAGGTTGTGAAATTAAATCACAGCCTTTTGTTTTTATTAGTATTTTGATAAAAGCTCTTCAATGAAGTTTTTACCTTTTTCGGTCCATCTTAACCAACTGGCTGAACCTTGGGTAAAACCTTTCTTACTGTACTTGCTGTAGAGATACCATCTACCTTTACGAGTATATTGAACACCCGTAACATTTAGGAATTTATTCAACTCTCTAGCGGTCATATGATGTGCTCTTGCTATTTCATCAACGGTGTACAATCTTTCATCTTCAACTTGTTTAACTTCTTTACCTTCAAGCTTAAATCTTAATTGCCTATTTTCTAAAACTAGTTGTTCATTCATCTTAACTTCATCAACTAATTTTTCAAGTGCTTCAAGATAGTTACTAGGGAGTGTGGGTGTTTGTTGTTTGATATGATTTTCCATTTCTTCAAAACGATTAACATATTTAGCGGTAAAGATTACACCTTTTTCACCTGTTAATTTATTTGCTACCATTTCGCAACCTTTCTTGGTTAGTAGGTAGCAATCATACGTTTTATTATTATTTTCAACCTTATAACTGCTTGGAACAAAGAAATCTTGAGAGCGCAATTTTGCGCTTTCTAAAATTTGTTGATAATTTCTTATCTTTTTTAATAAATCTTTGTGTTGAATACCAACCATTTCAGCTACTTCTCTACTGTCGATAGTTTCAACGGGCGATATGTTTATTAATTGGTTGCTCATTTGAAAGCACGACCTTTCTTTTGTGCCTTAACACCTTGCATATAACCTAGTATAAATGCGTTACCGATTAATTCTCCTCTGTCATTAGACATATTGTTTATCTCATACATTTGGTCTGTGTATAGATCATAAAACGGATTTATTTTACCTGATATTTTCTTGATTGTTTTTTCTACATTAACTCGTGCCATTTTTATTTACCTCTTTCTCTTTAAAATTTGAAATTAGAGGCACTTGATGTTATAATACAAGTGCCTAGATGTGGGTAATAGTGAGATTAACTTTGGCGAGTGGCTCACTATTTTTATTTTTCCAATCCTAACAATTTTTCTAACCCTAAACGTGTAGCTTCGGTTTTTGTTATGTTATGTTCATCACAATATTTCATTAGTTCTTCATAGGTAATATCATCAATCCTAATTTTAATATCGTGTTTTTTAGGGTTTTCAATTTTAGGTCGTCCAGTTCGTGGACTCATGATTTCAACTCCTTCCTTTTCGGTAACCACAAATTAATTATATTTATTGGTTGCCATAAAGTCAAGGGGTATTTTTTATATAACATCATACCTCTTTTTTTAAATTGAATTTAGAGGCAAAGTGTAGTACAATAACTTTGCCCATATGGTAATAGTTAGTTGCTCCATGACCAAATTTTGCAACTAGCTATTTTTTTATACTTTCAAAAACCTTTTGAATACCTAAAGATATAATTTGTGTTTTAGACATGTTTAATTTTTCTTCACATACATCTAACATTTCTTTTTCTTTTTGAGTTAATCTAACTCCAACTCTTATATTTTTAGGTTCTTCTGTAGGTCGCCCAGTACGTGGACTCATAGCTTCAACTCCTTTCAAATAATTTTGTACAAACAAATATTACAATATTGTACAAACAAAAGTCAACTACTAATTTCACAAAAAAAGGGGACTCCTTAATTTTAGGAGTCCTTTTCTTATGCATATTGCTTCTTGATCTTGCAGACATATTGTCTAGATTTACCTGTTTTGAATTGAATTTCTCTCGTTGAATAGCCTTCCTTTGCCATTTTAACAATTAGATCAATAACTTCTTGCGCTTTTTTTGTTGCAGGTCTACCAAGTTTGACACCTTGCTCTTTTTTAGCTTGAAGTGCATCCTTTGTTCTTCGTGAAAGTTTTTCTCTTTCATTTTGAGATGCAAAGCAATAAGTATCTAAAACGATTGATTTAATTAACTTGATATTTAAGTCAACTGTTCCGTCTTCTTTGTAGATTGACATAGATAGAGCAGGGACTTCTAAAATAATGACATTAACAACGTTATCTTCAAACCATTTGTATTCTCTTTTAATTCCGTCCCAATCACGACCTAATCTATCAACTTCGGTAAAGTACACGGTATCTTCTCCACTTTTGACAGTGTCTTTTAATTTTGAAAATTCGGGTCTATCAAAAGTCTTACCAGTAATGACATCAATAAACCATCCGTCAATATGAATGTTATTCTTTTCAAAATAATCTTTCAAAATGTACTCTTGTCTATCTGTATGTTGTTTGTTTGTACTAATTCTCATGTATGCGTAATTCATTATATATTCCTCCTTGAATGAATTTGTTTAGTTTCGATATTTACCGTCATATATCGAGAACGCTCCTATTTCTTTGTGAAGCGCTGTTTATAATATTTTTGAATAAGTCTTAACCTTGCTTAAAACACTTCTCTACGAGCCTTTATATCTAATCTTGTGATATGTGTTGAATGTGATGTGATTAATCGACATCTGTTATATCATCAGTATCCAATTTAATGACATCTTTATTCTTGCCTTTGTCTCTAATAACAATTTCTAGATCAAGATAATCACAAATCTTAATCAATTCATCAGCGGTTATAAACCCACTTCTTATTTTATTGCTCAACGCTTGTTTAGAAGACATTCCTAAAACATCTTGCAATGAATTTTGTCTGACATTCTTATAGCCTAGCAAAAACTGAATTTTATTCTTTAACATTTTTTTCAACCCCTCGCCCCCTAAAACAGATGCGTACCTAGACATACCCCCATACACACCTCTTTAGAGTTAATTCTTTGTTCTCTTTATATATAACACGGTCATTTTATAAAGTCAATAGAAAATGAATAAAAGTGATAATTTAATATTTATCAGTACATTTAAGAAATTTACAAAAAAGTATTGCAAAGTAAATGGCGTGGGTATACTATATGGGTGTCAAGAGGAACAGGCGACAAGCCAAAAGGAGGATACAAATATGTTAACAATTAAAAAATGGATTTTAGAAAATTATGAAGTGGAAGAAACAGAATTAGAAGAAGAAGCTCCAACAAAAAGCAAAGAAAATTATTACGCTATTTGTAGCTATGTAATGGATATGTTCATGCGTGAAAAATTAGGAGCTAAAGCAAATCCGGGAGAAGTTAATAAATATAATTTCTATGATTGGGCGCAAAGTTTGCCAGGTATTTTAAATACTAGTGATATTTTTCTAGGTATCGAAGGAATACGAAAGATATGTTTCGAAGTATTCGGGACTTTAGAAGGTTTTAAAGAAGAAAACAGAGAGCTTTATGAAAAGAAAATTATAGGGCTTATATTTGATGAATTGCTTAAAGGCGCTGTTATTTATAGCGACATGGAAGAACTAGAAGCGGTTGAATAATTTAATAATTTTATTAGGAGGAGAAAAAAATGGCTAGATTATTGAACAAAGTAGAAAAAACAGAATTTTTTAAAAATCAAATGAAAGGGCATCATTTTTATAGCGTGAAAGAGTATGTTAATAACTATGACATTATCGTACTTAATAACGACGATTTTATTGAAATTGATAAGCCAAGCATCAAAAGGGAATTATACTACAACGACGAAACACCCGCACCATCAACGGCGCTTAATTCGTTTATTGAATATAATTTATTTATGAGCGGTTGTGATCGTTTTGAAAAATGGAAGAAAGAAAATGAAAACTATCAAAAAAATGGTTTTTGTGTTGGAAATTTGCTCCACACTATCGGGGTATCTAAAAAACAAACTTTCCCCGACGAACCTAACCACAAAAGCTATAGACTTTATTATGATTTTGATAAAATGGATGATCTTTATTTTTTAGATGAACAAGAAAATAACGAATTTATTAGATGCCTTGAAGAATTAAACAACGCATTTATCAAAAGGCTTAAAACATATTATAAGCGATATAGTGACAAGATAATAACCGTTGGTTATTGGGCTAATAGATAATAGGAGGAATGGAGATATGAAAAAAGTATTTTTAGCGGTTTTAGTTGTTTTAGCTCTTGCGGGGTCATTCCTTGCAGGGGCTAGCCTTGGGGCTAGGGATGCAATAGAAAATCAAATAGTATCAAGTGAAGATGAAAAAGAAGGCTTCTACCAAGTCGAATATAACGGGCAATTATATCGCTATTGGTTTGAAAAATAGAGAAACGGAAGAAGAGGGCAAAAAATGAATAATAATGTGTCGTTAGTTTTACTTGTAGTTATTCTTTTTTCTAAATTTGCATTGATTGGGCTATATAATATCAAAAAAGAATGTTATAATTCGTTTAAGAAAGAAGAAAAAGAAAATGAGCTTTTCAAAAAAATAGAAAGAATGAGGATTTAAGGATTATGTGGACATTATTTAAAATTTTCTTTTATATCGTTGTATTACCTATTAGAGCTATGTGGTGTTTATTCATGAGCTTAGCAGGTATGTATAAATAGAATTAACTTGAATAGATAATAATAAACTAGGTTCAAATATAAAGAGCCTAGTTTTTTGTTTATAGATATTTAATACCCGTTTATTATTCTTAATACTTTAATACTTAAATACATAATACGTATTAATATATAAGTGCCTAATATTGAAGAAATGCGAATATAAGCCCGTATAAAAGAGTTTTGCTATAACTGGAATAATTAACCTAGAATATATAAAACGTGTTTATAATCAAAAATAGAAGCTATTTAAGTATATGTTATGCTATTTACGTATATAGACATAATTAACCATGAAGCATATAAAAGCCTCGTATGAGCGAATATAAGAGCGTATGAGGACATATAGCAGGGCTAGGGGATGCAGGTGTATAGCCATACAGCAAGGAGCAGGGCAAGGATTTGTATATTTGTTCTTGATGCGCTTGATCCAACGAATGTAGGAACAATAAGAAACAATCGAAAAGCCTTTGCTTTTAGTTCTCTTGTATATTCCCGTGGGGTGGGTGTATCGCTGTTCTTTTTTCTTTCCCTCACTTTTATATATTTAAGTAACTATCTATATTATAACCTTTATATTTAATACTACTATAATACTTAATACTAATACTTAATTATTAATACTAATACTTAATATATAAGTATGTATTAAGTATAAGGTTATTGTTTTTATAGGGGTATATATATTAATAGGGGGTATTAAATGCTTTTCTTATATTAATACTTTAATAATAAAAGTAATATAACCTAAGGGGAACAGAGAGAAAAGAAGAGCACCAAGAAGAAGTATAAGGACAGATGAAAAGCTATATAGAATAGCATAATGTGTATATAATATCATGCGTTAATAGTACAACATAGGGCTATCGAGGAGCTAAAAATGACAATGTAAATAAAAACGTTCGTTTTAGTTGACACTTTAGAGCTATAAAACACTATACTTTTTTTGCATAGCCCACCCCTCCCTATTTTGACGAGATCGGTACGGGGGTTAGTTACTCCACCATCCTACACACAAAAAATTTTCAAATCATAGAGCTTTTTATTTTTAAAAACACAGTATAAATTATATATTTTTATTTTTGCTAGGTTGTCTTGACAACTTGACAAATCGAGCGTAAACTCATGTATGTAAGTGAAATAGCACTCAAAAGGGGTTTCTCCCTTCTTTAGCGCCCGTTGTGGGTGCTTTTTTATTTACAAATTTGCAAAGCCATTCTTTAGCTTCTTATTAAATCATAAGTCCATCAAGCCTAAAGCTTGTAAAAGCACCGAGTACAATGATCAGAAGATTGAACACTAAACACAGCAATGGTGGTGGTGAAAATAGCTGAATTAGTGTCGCTAAATACTTTACATGCATAACATTTCAAAAAAAGGAAGATAGTTGACGTAAAACAACTAAGGGAACAAAACGTTCCCTAATTTGCACATTTACCCAAGAGGTTTAAGGGGACTGTTTGCTAAACAGTTAGTAGATGTTAAATCTAGCGCAGGTTCAAATCCTGCAATGTGCGCCAAAATCTATTCACATTACCAAAATAAAATTTTAAAGATGGGAGGAAAATTCAATGCGAGGAACTGTTAAAAACTTTGACAATACAAAAGGGTTTGGTTTTATTGTCCCTGAAGGTGAAGGAAACGACATCTTTGTACATTACACTCAAATTGAGGGTGAAGGATATAAAACTTTAAGTGCAGGAGATCAAGTAGAATTTGATGTCAAAAACACAGAACGTGGTTGTCAAGCTCAAAAAGTTAAAAAAATCTAGAAAAAGTTAAAAACCTAATAAAGAATTATATCATGACCTTAAAGTGGCTGTATTAACATTTCCATATGAATTCGACTGGTTTCATTTGTTATAATTTCCTTCTTGAAAACTATAAATTGTACAAAAAGCGTAGTATTCATAATACAGTCAAGAAACATACGATTAGTGGATGTTTGTTGTCTTTTCAAACTAATCAACACGGAAGATAATCGGAAGCATATCGCCAATTAGCGGTTGCGGAGGTTCGAGTCCTTCATCTTCCACCCCTTATACCATTATTTACAAGCTAGGATTTAAAAAGTTTATGTCTTTTTATTTCCTAGCTTTTTTTATTTATACAAAAAACAAGGAGGTTGAGAAAATGCTACATTTAGACGGCAGACCATGGGCTTTAAAACCCTACAAAGATTACAAAAATCAACCCGAGAAATATCAAGAGAAAGCAGTTGGGATAAGACCTAAATTTGGAGAGTTCCAACAATTCCAAGTTCACGACGTCAATTTCTCACAATTAAGGAGACCGATCTACGGATTTGTTTATCTACAGATATTTGGTTGCGAGATAGATTTAAGAGCAGGGGATTGTGTTACTGTCGACAAGATTTTGTATATCCAAAACAAAAACAAGCTTACGACTATTGGATGCACAATCAAAGAAAAATCGCCTTTCCAAAGTGATTATGAAGTTAGAAATCAAGAAGAAAGCGACGAACCAATTTTTTAGAGGTTAGATACTGCTATGTCTGAAAATATGTCAAGAGTAATCAACGATTACAAGATTGCTTTAAGAAATACAGGCGCTTCTACTTCAATTCAAATGCTTAAGATTGCCAAAAATCTATACGATGCAATGATACAGCACTACGAATACTGCGAAGAAATGAATTTGCTAACGCATCAATATCGAATATGTCAATTGATAGACGAAGAAGTTCTTCCAAAGCTTGACAAAGGGATAATCGGTACAACGAGCTTAAAAGTTGCTAACGAACTCTTTGCAATTAGAAAAAAATTCTTTGCTTTATCTTCAAGACGAATCCTAAAGAACTTTGCCTTGTACATAGAAAGCTACAAGAAAAAGAAAATTTGGGACAAGACAATGGAAACGGTCGAGCCCGTTTTTTATTATGCTGACCAATTCATTATTAGCGATACGTTAAATTTAATGCGTGTATCGTGTATGCCCGGGCTTGGTAAGTCATATATGGGTAACTTGCTTTTAGCAAATGCTTTTGGAAACAATCCTAACTTAAGCGCACTACGAATTACATTCTCGGATGACTTGGTAAAGATTACAACAGCACAAACGAAAGCAATTATGAAATCACAAGCATACAAGGAAATTTTTCCAAGATATGCAAATCCCGACCTTTTATACAAAGGCAAATATGTTTTTAAAAAGGACGACAACCATTCGTTTTGCTTATGCGATTGCGAAGATGAATTTAATCTTTTCGCTGTTACTCGTGAAGGTCAAGCAACTGGGAAACGTGCGAAGCTTGTTGTTATCGACGACTTGCTAAAAGGGGAAACAGAAAGTACAAACGTAACCTTACACAAGCAACTTGTCGATAGATACGATTCAGACTGGTCTTCACGTGCTGACGACGACAACCAAAAAACATTGTTGTTAGGAACTATGTGGGCAAATACGGATTTACTTAACGTTATGTACGACCGAGCTACAAGCGGTGCAGAGTCATTGATTGCTGACCCTAAACATAGATTTACCGAGTTGACACAAGATAGAAAGAGCGTGTTTATCGGAATACCTGCTCTAGACAAATACGACAACTCAACGTGTCCTAAACGTTTTTCTTCCGAGTCATTGAAGAACAAGCGAAAGTTCATGTCTAAATATCTATGGCAAGCGGTTTATATGCAAGATCCAATTGCTCCTGACGGGTTGGAGTTCAACTATTCAGTATTGCAAACGTATAACGAGAAGGTTACAAAGCGTTCGGATATTAGATACGGTGCTCTTGATCCTGCAAGACGAGGTAAGAACTACGTTTCAATGCCTATTGTCTACGGTTATCCAAGAGAGGACTCTTTAGACGACATCTTTTATTTAGTTGATTTCTTATATCAAAAGAAGGGTATGGATGATTTATACGACCCAATCGTGGATATGATTATCAAACATCAACTAAACCAACTTGTTGTCGAAAACAACACGGATACTTCTCTTAAAACCGTTTTAGAGGAAAGGTTGCACAAAAAAGGATATTACGGTTGCAATATCGTAGAAAAATATTCTACGCAAAACAAAGAGCAAAGAATCAAGGATTATCAATCAACAGTTAGAAACAGTATTGTTTACCCTGCACAGAACTTATTCAGTCCCATCACTCAAATGGGAGAAGCTATGGAGTCAATCACTTCATATTCTTTCAACTATCCAAACAAGTTTGATGATGCGATAGATAGTGTTGTTCTTTTATGCATGGAATTTATAAACAATCGATTAGAATTTCCAACTATTGGAAGTTTTGACCGCTCATTCATATAGAAAAGGAGGTAAATATGTCAAACGTTTTGCAACAAGAAGATAAAAAAAGTCCCATCTTTAAAAAAAGGACATATCGTTTTGGAAGACAGGTCATTAGAATACCTGTTTCAAAATATTCTCTTAACGAAAATGTCATTCACGAATATTTGCCTTATATTTTAAGATTGCATTCTATTAACGTTGCCGATTATATGCATCTTGATAGAGTGTATCGAGGAGACTCCAATATTTGGACAAAGGAAAGATACTACGGAGAGAAAAATAAAATGAACTCAATTATTGAAGAAGGACATCCTTTTTCAATGGTTGAGTTTAAAAAAGGCTACATGTACGGTGATGATGTTAAATATTCATGTGCTGACGATACGTTGTGTACTGACGATATTTCAATCATCAATAGATATATGAAGGACCAAAAGAAAGCAACAAAGAATGTTGATATTGCTCAAGACGTTTATGTTGCGGGTGCTGGTAATCGTATTATTTTACCCAAGCCTTACGGTTCGTCGTATGACATCAAGAGAAATGCTCCATTCGATATTTACAATTTAGATTATTGTACTTCATTTATTGTTTATTCAAGTGATTTTACAAAAGAAAAATTATTTGGCGGTATTATCACAACGATTGACTCAACCGACCCAAACAATGTTATCTATCAACTTATGATATATGATCATCAATATGTTTATGAATTCTATATGGGAGGTAACGGTTCAGGATTTATTTTTAATTCGGGCTACTTCATTAGAAAAACAAGACATTATATTGGTGTTTGTCCTTTTGTAGAATACAAGATTAACAAGGCAAGAATTGGAATTATCGAAAGAGTTGAAACATTATGTGATGCAATCAATGTTATTTCTTCAAATAGTGTTGATAATGTTGCCGACTTTGTAAACTCTCTTTTAGTTGTTTACAACCAAAAGATTGATAAAAAATCAAAAGAAAATGTAGAGCAACTAGGAGCAATGTCTTTAACAACGATTGACCCTAGTAGACCTGCGGATGCAAAATATTTAACCAACTTACTTAACAATGCGGATGTAAATACAAAATACGAAGCATTGGTTAAAGTTGCTTACGCTTTAGTAGGTGTTCCACAAGCTAATACTCAAACAACAAGCGGTGGAGATACAGGAGAAGCAAGACTGTTAGGTGGAGGATGGGCAAGAGCTGACATTGTCGCTAAACAGGACGAGATCCTTCTCAAAGATGCGGAAAGGGAAATGCTTGAAATAGTTATCAACATTTGCTTGAAACATCCGCAATGCGAAATAAATGACATTTACTCAAGCGATATAGAAATCAATTTCAGTAGAACTAAAAACGATAATCTTCTCGTAAAAGTTCAAGCTTTAACTCAACTTGTTCAAATGAACGTTCCAAAAGAAACAGCTTTAAACATTGTGGGACTTGTTGGAGACCCTCACGAAGTTGCACATAGTTGGGAAGCGGAAGTTGAAAAAGCACAACAAAAGAGTATCGAACTTGTTCAAAAACAAAAACAAGGTAACGATATAACGGATATAAAAGAAGATACAAACGATAAACCTAAAGAAGAAGACACTAACTAAAGTGTCTTTTTTTTATGCCAGAGAAGGCAATAAAACGCAAATTGTGAGAGAACACAAGCCATAAAAAACGCACAAGCATAAACAGAGAAGTTTTAAAAACGCAAGGAGGATTTTTATGAATAAGGATTTATTAAGATTTTGTTTTGCTCCCGAAGGTGGAGAAGGCGGAGGAGCACCGGTTGCAGGTAACCCTGCATCTAATGATCCTACGCCAAACCCAACACATGTAGACGGAGAAGACGGTGGGCAACCACAAGAAGAACAAATTTCAAAAGCTCTTTACGACAAATTAGCTAGCGAATATGCAAAATACAAAAAAGATATGAAAGCTAAAGAAAGAGCAAATATGACGGCACAAGAGTTAAAAGATGCCGAAGCGGAAGACTTTCGTAAAGAATTAGAAACATTAAAAAAAGAAAATGCAAAATCAAAGGCAATTAGCAAATTAAACAAAATTCAAGGTAACGACGAAACAATCGAAAGCATTGCTCAAGCACTTGTAGACAACGATATGGAAAGTGTAATCAATAACGTTCTTAAACTTGTAGAAAGTGCTACAAGCGAAGCAAACAAGAGAGTTGAAACAATGCAATTAGAAAGCACTCGCCGACCAAACATTGGAGATAATTCTTCGCCTACTCAAATTACAGTTAAAGAATTTAAACAAATGACAATCGACGAAAGAATTAAATTAAAAGTTGAAAACCCTGAATTGTATGCTACTTTGTCTAACCAAAATAATTAGATAGGAGGGCTATTATATGCCACGTACAGGAGTATTTAACGGTGTCTATTTTGACCCAGATGTATTCACCGAATACATGCAAGAACAATCATGTTTAAACTTTGCAATTATTCAATCAGGTATCTTACAAGATGACCCTATTATTCAAAAAATGTTAGGAAATGAAGGGAATGTTGGTACCGCTCCGTTTTTTAATCCAATCGACAACGAAGGCGATGCATTAAATTATGATGGTAAAACTGACAACACACCTACTGAATTAACTACTAACAAACAAATTTTCATGGCTATTTCAAGAATGAAAGCTTGGAAAGAAGTTGACTTTGTTAGATATTTAAGCGGAAAGTCACCTTTACAAAATTTAGCTACAAAATTAGTTGTTCCTTATTGGACTTACCAATGGCAAAAAGATTTAGTAGCTACCATTAAAGGTATTATGGGTGTTACTGAAATGAAAACCCATAAAACTGATTTATCTGTAACTAGCGGAAGTATTACTGATGCAAATAAAATCGACTTAAATACACCATTAAGAGCTAGTCAAAAAGCAATTGGAGACAAACGTAGAGATTTCACTTTATTCATTTGTCACTCAACAGTAGCTACTCGTTTAGTTGAATTAAATATCGCTCAAAACATTAAATATACAGTTCCTAATGCCGTTCAACAAATAGAATTAAAACAAATTGGCGATATGATTATTTTTGAATGTGATGATTTAACAGTTGACAATACTAAACCTGAATTCCCTGTATATCATTCATACATGGTAGGTAGAGGAACATTCTTAAAAGCTGAAAAGAAAGTGTCTCATCCATACGATACTGATTATGACCCTGAAAAATTAGGTGGGGTTTCAATGCTTTACACTAAACAAGCTAGAGTTATGCATCCAAACGGATTCTCAATTAAAGCCGACAACATTGTCGAAGAGTCACCAACTCGTGAAGAATTAGCTAACTCAGCTAACTGGGAATTAAAATTCAACCATAGAAATGTTGCGATTGCTGAAATCATTTCAAACGGTTAATCTATGGCATACATATTAGTAAACGAAAAGCCTTATTACACTAATGGTAGTAAGGTTTTTCCTTGTTCATTAAGTGCCGAAGTAACAACGGTTGATTTTAAAAACCCAGCAAGATTAGATAAGGATGCAACATTTAACTGTATTTATACAGAAGATGAAATTAAACAAAGATTAGGTATTGCGTATGTAGATACTTGGGATGAAGAAAATCAAAAGATCGTTAAAAAGACAAACAAAACGATTTCTACTATCCCTAACAGAACAAAAAAAGAATAAAAGGAGGTATTCGTTATGACGGAAGAAGATGTAATATCTTACGTTGTTGAGAAACTCCGTATTAAATACAGTGAGGATGATAAATCTAACGAGGAGTTAGAGGATGCTGTAGAAGATTGTATATCAATGTTTAAACGATTATCTAACCAACTTGAATTAGAAACATTTACAAAGGTTGATGCAAACTGGATAAAGAGAGCTTGTGTTGAAATCATCCAACGTACAGATGATGGGATGATAGGTGTTAAAGAGTATCAAGAAGGTAATATCAGATATACATTTCAACGTGAAAATCTTTCGAGAGCTTTAGTGTTGGAATTATTCCCTATGGTTGGTTATCCAAAATGAGGGATAGTTTTAATCAAGCTAAAAGATCGTTTGATGATGTTGTCTATATTGCTCAAAAAGATACCGAAAGTAAGTTAGACGATTACGGAAATAAAAAATATTTAGAGCCTAAAAAATTGTTTTGTTGTGTTTCTCCTTTAGATGGATACAGTGATGTAACAGCTTATGGAGAGAAAGTCACAAAGACTTATAAGACGTTTTTAAGCAAAAGAATATTTAACAATGTTTTTCATGAAGGAGACAAAGTTTATTTAGATGGAGTTACTCCCGAAGGTGAAAAGACATATGGTAGCAAAGCTAACTACTTGATAGACTCGGTTAGAAATCAAAACAAAAAGATATGTATTTATTTTCAAAAAATATCGAAAGGTAGTGAATAAGTATGAAATTAAGAAACATTAAAACGAAAGTTGTAAAAGATGTTGAAGATAAAATTGTAGCTGATTATTTATCCACTAAAGAATGGGAGATTTTAGACGAAAAAGAAGATGTAGAAAAAACTCCTAAAACTCCTAAACAAGCCTAATCACTATGAAGTATCAAATCAACGTTGAATTAAGTCAACAAGGAATACAGCACGTCATGGATGTGCTACAAGAGTATTCAAAAAGATTGCCTTTAGTAAGCAAAACATTTATTCAATATTCTCTTGATTTTTTAGAAAACCTAGCAAAAGAAAATATTGATAATACTACTGGTTCAAGTGAATGGTATCAAGTAACGGGAACGTTGAAACATAGCTTTACAAAGCAATGGTCAAATTTCTACGGAGAGCTTATCAACCATGCCATGTATGCTTGTTACGTAGAGTTTGGAACTGGTGAATTTGCTAGTAAAGGTGATGGAAGACAAGGCGGTTGGTTATTCAAAGACAAGGACGGTGTGTTGAGGTTTACACACGGGACAAAACCACATTTCTTTATGCAAAATGCAATAGACGTTTATTGGAGTGCAGGAACATATAAGACAATTTGGGATAAAGCTTTTAATGATGTTATGGGGGAGGTGCTTAAATAATGGATGATTACTTTGAAAAGCTGTTTCAAGGCTTAAAATCATATGTTAGCAGTAAAAGTGTTTATGCACCATATATTTCAAAAAAAGCGAAGGAGTCCATTTTCCCACTTGTTGTATTGTCTGTGTCAAATAATACAAATATTGCAAATTTAGGTTTTTATGAACAAATTGACATGTTATCTCTAACTGTTGAAATTAGTACGATAAACCTTGAATTTGATGGAGGAATGGTGGATGCAATGATTGTAGCAAATGAATTGCATAAGTTAGTCAATGAATATATGGGTGTCATGTGCGGTTTAAAAAGAACATACGACTCGCCAACACCGAACGTGGATAAAAACGTATATCGAATTGTTATGCGATATACAGTAAAAATTAACAGAACAAAAAATATGATCTATTAAAAAAGGAGGAAGTACAATGCAATTATATGAAGAATTTGGCGATAGTCGTGTTATTACGGGTATTGGTAGTGCTTTATATTATAAAAATGGAAGCGGTAAGTTTTCTTTATTATTACCTTTAGAAACAGTGCCTTCTATTGCAAGCAACCCTGAAAGTATTGAATTTGATGTCACTACATCAACAACTAAAGGTAAAATCAACGGTAAAGTTACATTAGATGAAAAAGAAGTTGATGTATATAACCACCGAGACAATATGAGACGTATCAAAGCTCTTGAAGGTAAGACTTTAGAATTCTTAAAAGTGTCTCCTGATTATTCAGCAGAAAGATTTACTGGTACAGTTTCAATTACTTCACAAGACTCTACAAGTGATAACCCTGAAAAAGCAACAATGAAAATTGTTCCAAAATCATTTGAGGGATTTATTGAAAACTGTTACGATTTAATTCAACCTACATGTCATTTTAGTTCGGAAATTGAAAGTGTTGTTTATTTAAATAGCGCTAGTAAAGACCAAACTTTCAAGGCAACAGTTGAGTTAATTCCTGCTGATGGTACAGTGAAAGCTACTTCTTTAACTCCTAGTGTTGCAACAGTTACTTGTACTGGTGGCAATTTAGTTATTACACCAGTTGCTAAAGGTAGCTGTATTGTTGAATTAGAAGCGTCTAAAGAAGAATACGCACCATGGACTACAACAATTTTAGTAATTGTTAAGTAGTCTTTTTTAGTATTAGAATTGGAGGATATGAATTATGAAGTTATTTGAATATGAATATAACGGTGAAAACTATGTTTTTGAAACTACAAATAAAGCTAGAGCAGAATTAAAAGATTTACAAATGAAAGGTGTTAAAGATTTTAGTGCAGGTGATTATCTAGAATTAATGACAGACATTAAAAATTTAGAAATTGAAGGTGCTAAAATTGATGTAATGCCTGAAAGCGAAGAAAAAGCAGAATTGGCTTCTCTTTTAGAACAAAAACTAACAGAAGTAGCAGACAAAACCCAAGCTATGTCTATCGTTTTAGATAATGCTGAATTAACAACGTTAGATACTATGTATGTGATCTTGAAAAATACTAGAAAATTCAAAGGCAATTTATCTAGAGAATTATTTGACGACATTATCTATGACATGGAAGAAAAAATGGGTGATTTAAAAGTATTTGAAATGTTGGAGGAAGCGAAGCAAAAAGCTTTTTCAGTATTCGAGGAAATGACGAAGGCGGAAGCAAAATTCAAAAAGAAAGAAACCTCACCCTCGAAGAAAAACTCGAAGAAATCCAAAATGAACTAAAAGAATTTGAAGTAAGAAAAAAATACTCAACAGAGGAAGAATACTATTTGATGGAATTTCTTCCTCTCGCTTTAGAATATGGAATGAGCGTTGATATGTTTTGGTTTTATGATGAAGAATATTTCAAAGCATATCAAAAAGCTTATTTTAATCGTTTGAGCAGAGAAAAGTGGATAGAGGGTAAATATATCCTAGATGCCCTTTATGAAGTCTCAACAACAATTATGCCCGTTCTTTGCCACAACGGATTTAGTGGTTTCAAACCAAAGGACATAGACACAATACCTTATAGAAATAAGCCTATAGATTTTATGAATTTAGATAGGTTGAAGGAGAAAGAAAAACATGAAATAACAGAAGAAGAGAGAGAAAAAAGATACAGAGATAGATTGAATTATTGGGTGTAATTCTAACTATCTCTTTTTTTGTTATCTCTTTTTTTATAAGGAGGTGTATTTATGGACAATCAAACGGATATTGGTGTTGTTATTTCAACAAAGATTGACAAAGCAATACAAAGTGCAAATCTTTTGAACAAAAAATTAAAAGAAACTCAAAAGAGTATGAAAAAGCTTGGTGTTGATAGTTCAAGTATTAACAGATCATTATCCAAAGTAAACACTTCTAAAATCAAAAACTTGTCTAGTGATGCAAAAAGAGCTAGTTCAAGCATGGGTGGTTTGTCAAAACAAATAAAAGAAGCTACAAACGGTTTACATAAAGGTTTTGACCTAGGAAAAATGTATTTCATGTTTAATACATTAAAACCAGTCATGCAAGGGATTGGTGGCATTATTGAAAAATCGGTTGATTATACTGAAACAGTCAACTTATTCGCTAATGCAATGGGCGATTTAACAAGTCAAGCAATGACTTTCCAAGATAAATTGTCCGAAGCTTTCGGAACAGCTCAGGCATCTATGATGAATTATCAAGCAACATACAAAAATATGTTGAGTGCATTAGGTGGTATGAGCAATGACGTTACAGAGAAATTAAGCGAGACATTAACATTGATGTCTATTGACTATGCTTCTCTTTACAACGTTGAAATGGAGAATAGTGCTCAAAAGTTCCAAAGTGCATTATCAAGACAAGTTAGACCTATTCGTAGTACGAGCGGTTACGATATTACTCAAAATGTATTGAGCGATTATTTACAACAAGCAGGTATCTACGATAAAGAAGTAAGTGATTTAAGTGAAATTGAAAAAAGATTATTAATTATATATTCATTGCAACAACAAATGGCTAACTCTAGTGCATTTGGAGATTTTGCAAGAACAATTGAGAGTCCTGCCAACCAATTAAGGGTACTTCAAGAACAAATTCAAGAAGTAGGTCGTTGGTTAGGCTCTGTATTCTATGGAACTATCGGTAAGGTTCTTCCTTATATCAATGGTTTTATTATGGCTATTAAAGAAGCTGTTAAATGGCTTGCTTTATTTTTAGGCTATAGCGTAGAAGATTATGCAAGTAGCGGACAAACTTATTTTGACCAAGCTTTTGGAGACTCTGCCGACTCAATAGATGGTGTAGGGGATAGTGTTAGTGATGTCAATGATAAGTTGGATGATACTAAAAAGAAAACAAAAGAAATCAAAGAGCAATTATCAGGACTTGATGAATTAAATGTCATTACTTCTACAAGTGAAAGTTCAAGTGGAAATGGTAGTTCAAGTGATAGTGGAGGTTTAGGAAGTGCAGGTGTTGACCCTAGACTTTTAAAGGCTATCGGTGAATATGACGATATGCTCGACAAAGTTAGAATGAAAGCTAACGATATTCGAGACAGATTAATTGAGTGGGGAAAAATCGTAGGTGGGTATGTAAACGAAAATATCTTTAAGCCTATGGATGTTTCTTGGAATAAATACGGTGAGTCAATTCTTTCTAGGTTTCAAAGCGGATTTTCTAATTTTGGTTCAATCGTAGAAGATGCTTTCGGCATTGTTTTAAAACGATTGCCTGAAAGTGTTGAGTCGGTAAGTTCATTATTCTTTTCTCTTTTAGATGATCTTGCGATTGCCTTTGATGGTATCTCTAAATTATTTAAAGGAATTTGGGATAACGGAGGAAATGTTTTATTTGAACAACTCATTAGATTAGCTAATGCAATCATTGATTTAGGCACATCAATTAATGATAACTTTGTTAAGCCTATTCTTAAATGGTTCGCAGATGATATTGCACCGACATTAGGTAAGGTTTTAGGTAAGATTTTAGGCTTATTTGGTAGTCTTGTAGGTTTACTTGCAGATGTTACAAAAGCATTTGCAGAAAACAAAAATGCGGTTTCTCTTGTATGTACAGCTCTTACAACTATGTTTGCTTTATGCAAAGGAGCACAAATTGTTTTATGGGTTAAAAAGTGGGTAGATGAATTCAAAGATTTCAAAGGGGCTATAGGTTTAGCTAAAGGGGCTTTACTCACTTTAGAAGATACTAAATTTGGTGCAAAGATTGAAGCAACTTTTAGAAATCTAATAAAATCTGCACAGTCTACTGGAAGTACATTTAAAGATGCTAAAAACATCTTATCTAGTTTATGGACCACTCTTACAGCAGGAAGCACACCTATGAGCAACACAGCTTCTATCTTTGGAAAATTAAGAGATATGGCATCAACTTCTACTGGTGCTGTTGGTTTATTTGCTAAAGGGTTATCTGCATTAACTTCTCCTTTAGGTTTAACGGTTGTAGGAATTACTGCTGTATCAGGTGTCTTAATGTATCTTACAAGAGATTACAACGGTACAACTGGTGCAACCGCTGAATACATCAATAAACTTAAAGATCAGCAAAAAGAATTGGATAACGTTACTAAAAAGACACAAGAAAATCAAAAAGTAACAAGAGATAAAATTGCTACTATAGACAGCGAATACTATGCTGTTGAAAGAGCGATTTCTAAACTTGATGAAATGGTGGACTCTAACGGTAAGGTTAACGGTTCGCAAGAAGTAGCACAAAACTTAATTGACCAAATCAACTCAAAACTTGGTACTAACATTACTATTCAAGATGGTGTTATCAAGAATTGGAAAGATGAAAAAACAGCATTAGACCAAACTATTGAGTCCATGAAGTTAAAAGCGAGAGTAGAAGCTCATTATGATGCTTATGTCAAAGCTTTAAAACAAGAAAAAGATTTAAGTGTTGCTCTATCTACCGCAAAAAGGGAATTAGCTAGTAATACTGAAAAATTAAATCAAAAGAAAGAACATTTTGCTGAATTGACTAAAAAAGGTGCATCTATGACAAGTTCAGAAGTTGCTGAATATAAAAAATTAGCAGGTCAAATTAGCGATTTAACAACTACTAATGCCCAACTTGAAAAAAATGTTAAGAGTGCACAAAAAGCTTTTGATACCAACAAGAAATCTATTACCGACTACGATAAAGCTGTTAAAGCTACAAGTGGTGATGTAAAAGACATGGCAAAAAGTATTGTTGCAGACTATGAAAAGATGGGCAACGACTCTAAAGCAACATGGAAGTCAATGGCACAAGGACTTGTTGATCTAACATCCAAACATTCAGAATATGTAAAAAATAACGCAGATATGAATTCTAAAGAGGTTAAATCAAATGAAGAAGCTACTAATCTTATTATTCAACATATGGTAGCAAAAGCTAAAAAGCACGGTATGACATATGATGAAATGTTAGCTAAATTAACAGATGCAGGAGTCAAACTTAATGCAACTGAAAAAGCTCAATTACAAGAAGAATACAACAACTATGTTTCAAACAAAAACAAAATAGCTAACTTGGAAGCTTCTAAATGGGCCAACATGTCAAGCCAAACATCAATTCAAATGTCTAAATTGAATTCTTATCAAAAAGCAAAATTAGATGAAGCTTTGAATATGTTCCAACAAACTGGTGATAAATCAGGACTTCAATATTGTCAAAAATTAGCAAATGCTTTAGCAAGAAATGGTGGAGCTACAGATGCTGAAACATTAAGAATTATCGGTCAAATTGAAAGTAGAGCAAGAGCTTGTAACCCTAATGTTAAAGTTCATACAGCTTTAGATTGGAATAGTTTGAGTAGTGTTGTTAATTCAATTTCAAGCACTGTATCAAGAGTTGTTTCAACAATCACAATGAGATTACCTCACTTTGCTACTGGTGGTTTCCCAGAAGACGGAATGTTCATGGCAAACCACGGGGAATTAGTTGGTAAATTCACAAATGGTAAAACCGCTGTAGCAAACAATGAGCAAATTGTTCAAGGTATTCAAAGTGGTGTATATAGAGCTGTTAAGGAAGCGATGGGAGAGTCTAATAACAATGGAAACAATGTTGTTCAAGTATATATCGGTAAAAAGAAAATTGCGGAGGAAGTTCAAAACGCAAACAAAGAGTCGTTGATGAAAACGGGAAAGGTAATATTTGGTACTTAATATGGCAAGTGAAAGAAGACACGACATTACAATTAGTGGTATTACAATTAGCCTTTCCTCTAAAAAAGATACTTATTTTGACTTGGATGCAGAAGCGACAAGAAGTTGGAAAACTGGAATATTAAAAAGAAATAGAATTAGAAAGAACTGTTTAAAAATTGAGTGCTCTATGGAAAATAGAGATGCTGACTATGTGGATTTAGTTCTTGGATTGCTTGACCCTCAAGAGTTTCAAGTTGAAGTCTACGATAGATACAAGAGAGAAAGAGTTACAAAGACAATGTATTGTAGTGACCGCTCAACAGAAGATTATGAAACTGTTAGTGGTACAAAAACAACATTGTCTTTTAATTTGATTGAGGTTTAAGAAACATGTATAAGATACTTTCAAATGGTATTGATTATGCTGAATATGTCACAGCAATGGAAAGCTCTATTTCTTTTTCAGATAATACAATTATCGGAAACGTTTCTTCAAAACAAGTTAAGTTAAGTGTTGATAACAGCTCAAATGCTTTTAACGATATATTAGATCAAGAATTCGAGATTTACGACAATGACAACAAATTAGGTGTTTTTAGGATTTATGAAAAGCCTGAAAGAATGACAAGCGAGTTAGAAATTACACTATACGACAATGTCATTCTTTCTAACGTTGCTTATAACTCGGCCATTGAATACCCTTCAACAATCAAAGGGCAATTAGATGAAATGAGTGGAATGATTTCTTGTCCTATTATTTATGATGAAGTTCCACAAAAGGTTTTAGATACACCAGTTGGATGGAAAGACAACACATTATCTATTAGAAATTATTTAATGTTCATAGCTGAATTTTCAGCTTGTAACTGTTTTGCAGATGAAGAAGGAAACATTGTTTTTAAGAGGTTATCAAAAGAAAAGAAGTTTGATTTGCCTGAATATGAGGGTGTAGAAGAATTTGCTACTATTGAAGAATTTACTATTTCTAAAGTAATATTCGATAATGGAGTAGGGAGCGTTCTTGAATATGGAACAGATGAAGGACAATCTTATTATTTGATGGCTGACAACTCGTATATTGAGACACAAGAACAAGTTAAGGCTATTGCGACAAATATTATTGGCTTGTCTATTATGACAATGGAGAGTCTTAAATCACCTGAAATCATAGGTTCGACAGTAGGAGATATTATTAAGTATTATGATGATGAAGATACTTACTATTTTATGTTGATGTCTATTGATATTGATTATTACAACGCTGAATACAATATCATGAACGCAGAAGGGAAGCTTGAAACACAAGCGGTTGAAAGTGTTACCAACAGAGCAGATACAACAGTTAAAATAAAAAGAGTACAAACTGAACTAGACCAAGCAAACAACAAAATCACAATCATAGCAAAAGATATTGATGATACAAAAAGTGAGGTCGGACAATTAGTCATTTCTAGCAAAGATATTACAGCTCAATTAGAAAAGATTACTCAAAGTGTTTATTTGATTGAAGCAGGAAGTGGAAATATCTTTGACAACTGCGAATATTCATTGATTAAAACAAGCGAGGATTTAGAAAGAGCAACTTATTCCATTCCATCTTTAGGAATTACAAAAAATTATCTAAAAGGTAAGGACATTGTTATTTCTTTATCTGTTTATGTTTTGAATGGATATTTGAGTTTAGGAAATAGAGTCGGTGTTGAATTTGATGTTACTTATAAAAATGACGTCAAAAAGACATATTCTTTATACTGGTATTTAGGACAATATGATCTTCAATATTTATTGCAAACAAGCACGAACAATGTTGATAAGAGAATATGGGCACATTACAAGCTTGAAGATGAAGATATTGTAAGTGTTTCTAATTTGCGAATGATTGTAGATGTCAATGCTGAAAAAGCTGTTGCATCAAACCCTAAAGTTGAGTTTGGAACAACTCCAACAGGCTTTGAATACGATATGAGCACGATTAGAGACAACGTTCAAGTTCTTATTACTCAATATGCAGGAATTGAAACGACTATCGAAAAATTAACAGCTAGAGTAGAAAAGCAAGAGCAAGACACAATCAGCATCACGACAAATGTTGATGGATTGAAGAAAGAAATGGATACTATCGGCTTAAATGTCGATAGTATGAATGAAAGAGTATTTACAAATAAAGATAGCATACAAGCTAAAATCATTGAAACTCAAAACAACTATAGTGCAATAATCGAAACTATCGAAAACTTGACGATAAGAACAGCACATACAGAAGAAAATGTTGCTACGATTACTCAAAATGTAACAAATATTTCTAGCGACTTAACGGATGCCAAAGGAGATATTTCAAGTATTAATGGAAGTATTGATACCATTGAAGGAGACGTGTCAAACAACAAAGAGTCTTTGAACAAGATAACAGCAACAGTCAATCAAACGGTAGAAAAATATACTGAAATAGAGTCAACTGTTAACACTTTATCTTTAAAAGCTGTTGATCAAGAAGAAAAGACAACAACTATTGAGAAAAATGTCAATGGAGCTATTGAAAAGATTGAAACTGTTGAAAGCAGAGTCAATAATACAGAAATTGCTTTACAACCTAAAAACATTGTTTTAGCTGTAAATGAGCAATTAAGTAAAGATGATGCTATTTCTACCACTTCTTTTACATTAGACAATAAAGGAGCACACATCAAAAATGGTGCTTTGGATATTACTAATGCATCAGAAGAAAAAGTATTTTATACAGATGATGAAGGGAACTTGACAGTTACAGGAAATATCGTCGGTTCAAAGATTACTGGTTCAGCTATCAGCTTTAAAAATACTGAAAATGGACAATCTCTTGAGCTTAATGAAACGGGTATTCATATCGAAGGAATTCAAGATACTGGAAGTGGAGGACTTGGAATTCATTTTAAAGTTCTAGGTGAGGAAGATAGCTTCTTATCTATTGATGAATACGGTATTGATATTGACGGAAGCAATGCAAGCACACTAGGCTCATATGGTGGAAAACTATCATTATCTACTATTATGGTTGCTGGAAACTCGCCTATTATGTATTCAACAAGTGATGCTGTATGGCAGGGTGTTATGTCAGATTATGTAAACTGGTTAAAATGGGTTCCTCGTTCCAATGGCGAATACGTTGAAATCACAACAGTCAACTCGACAAGGTGGGGAATTTCAGTATGGCTTTCAGACGCTAGATTAAAAACAAATATAGTGGATAGTTCTATTAATGCTCTAGATAGAGTAAATGCAATTAGACATGTTGATTTTGACTGGACCAACAAAGAAGGCCATGTCAAGTGCGGATATATAGCACAAGAACTTCAACAAATAGATGAAGATTATGTTATCCCAATTGAGCAAGAAGATGGCTCTGTTATGTATCAAGTATGTAATAATACGATAACTCCTTTACTCTCAAAAGCAATCCAAGAATTATCAGCAAAAGTAGATATGTTAGAAAGAAGGTTAGAAGAAAATGGAATTAGTTATTAAACACACTAGAAACTACAAAGGTGAAGTAAAAAACGAAGATGGTAAAATCATCATGAACTTGTCACAAGGCTTTGATAACGCAGGAAATATGATTGGTGGTACAAATGTAGCAATCATCAATAGAGAGCTTTATAAGGCTGATATTGAAGAATGTAGAAAGCAACAAGATGCCTTTACTGCTGAAATGCGTAAAATCGAAGATGAACTTTTAGGAGAATAGAAATATGATCACATTAAAAAATAAAGATTTAGGAGCTGTTAATTCAGCTCTTTTAAGTTTAGGAAACCATCAAAGTGATATTGCTTTAAAGTGGGAGTTAGCAAAATATACAAAGAAGATAGATGAAGCTTATGCATTATTTAATAATCAAGTACAATTGCTTATCAAAGAAAAAGGCAAAAAAGATGATAAAGGAAATATTTCATTAGATGTAAACAATGAAGATTATTTGAAATTATTATCACTTGATATTGATATTGAAGTTGACAAGCTTTCTCTTGAAGAAGTGAGCAAGTTCAATCCAACTATGCAGGAACTTATGAATTTATCTTCTATCATTAAAGAGGGTGATTAATTTTGGCGACATTGCAAATACCTAAAATTACTTATAAGGATAAAAAGGATTTTCAAACGCAAGGGCAGGATGATGAATACAAGATTTGTGCAAAAGATATGAACGAAATCAAGTCGGTTTTTAATAACAGCGCAGAGGCAATTGAAAAAGGATTGAGCACTATTGATGAAAATGTCAAGAAAACAAATGATGCACGTGATCTAGCAAAACAGTACATGGAACAAGCTTCACAAGATGCTTTGGCAATCAACGGTACAGCAAATGGTATTATTGAAAAAGTAACTACCGAAGATGGATATGCTCAAATCAATGATAGTTCAAATAGAAGATTGAACAATATGATTATCAGAGGAAACAGTGAACAAATTCAAACTACTGGTAAGAATTTATTATTAATATACAAACAAACACAAACTGTAAATGGTATCACTTTGACATATGATAATGACAATAAAGTAATCATTGCAAATGGAACAGCAACCTCATGGACAAATATAGCTCTTGGAGTATTTGATTTCAAGAAAGGCATAACTTATAAGTTTGTAGGATGCCCTAAAGGTGGTAGTGTTGACACATTATATCATATCGAGCCTAACGGGGGATTGTTTTTTGACATTGGTAATGGCGCAACTTACACGCCATCTGAAGATAAGTTAAACACACTTATTTATTTTGTTGTAATTAAAGGCGTTGTATTAAATAATTCGGTTATTAAGCCAATGATTACAACAGATTTAAACGTAACATATGATGATTATGAGCCATATACTGGTGGCAAACCTTCTCCTTCACCTGAATATCCACAAGAAATTAAAGCGGTTAATGAGTTAAGTGGAGTAATGAGCGGAAAGAATTTACTAAAACCACATGGTAGTTATCCTAGAACTGGTTATGGAATTACATTTAATTTAATGAACGATGGTATTCATGTAAACGGCAAATGTACTGCTTCAAGTTGGTATACATTTATATATTCTGATACTTTGCAAGCAGGAACATATTATATCAATGGAATAAAAGGCGCATCAAATTCACGCTATCAAGTCGTATTATATAAAAACGATGTAATTATTGGCTATATCACTACTAATAATTTCAAATTAGTATTAAAAGAAAAAGCAAAAATTAAACTTTCGTTATATGTATATCCTGGATATGGAACTTTTAATGATTTAGTTTTACCCTATATGATTTGTAGGAACGAAAATGATTTGTATTTGTACACTCCATATCAAGGTCAATCGCTTTTAAACTACACTCTTCAAAACCCTCTTTATAAGCTAAGTGATGTATATGATTACATTGATTTTAACAGAGGCAAGATTGTAAGAAACATAGGAGTAATAACTTTTGATGGAAGTGATGATGAAGATATAAGATTAAGTCCTCCTGATGGTTCCCGTCGTGTTTATTTGTACCTATTTCGCAATTCTATTCTATCGATAGAAAATATAAACCCCTATTGTAAAAGCAATATGTTTAAATTTACAAATCTATGGACTGACGGTGTAATGTCACATAACCATCTTTTTTATGTTTCAAGTACTAACATATACGTTTCGTATAATGAGATTACGTCTTTAAATGATTTTAAAACATGGCTCAATAAAAACCCAATTACAGTTTACTATCAACTTGCAACACCTACAGAAGAAGATATACCTGCAGAGTTGTTATCACAACTCAAGGAGCTTCAAACGTATGTTACAACGACAAATGTAATGTTTGAGGCGAGTGATGTTTATCCAATTGTTGATTTAGAATACATTGCAGATACGAAAACATACATTGACAACAAATTTAAGGAACTTGCAGAAGTGATTATAACAAGCACAAGTGAGGAGGAATTATAATGGCATTTAATTTACATGGCTTTGTAATGAAAACATTAGAAGGAATGAAAATTAACACTGATGAATACCAAGTAAGACAATATGCTCTTAAATGGTATTCAAAAGGTGTTTTAAAAGATGAAGATTTAGAAACCATTGATGAATGGTATGAAGTTGAGGATGTTCCAACTGAATTGGATCCAATTGAAGATACTGATATTGTAGAAGGTGAGGAAAATGAAGAAGATGGAAAAATGTTTTAATACGTTAGTAGCAATCATTGCTACTTTTTTTACTTATTTATTTGGTAGTTGGGATTTAGCTTTACAAGTTTTAATTGTATTTATGATTTTAGATTATGTTACTGGTGTATTATACGCATTTATCAGCAATCAATTAAACAGTGAAGTTGGTTTCAAAGGTTTAGTTAAAAAGCTAATGATTTTAGTTGTATTAATCATTGGTGTAATGTTAGATCGTATTTTAGGTACTGGAAATTGGGTGTTCAGAACGCTTGTATGTTATTTCTATATTGCAAATGAGGGGATTAGTTTATTAGAAAATGTAGCAAACATTGGAATTCCAATTCCTAATAAGATTAGAAACGCATTAGAACAACTAAATAAAGATGATGAAGAGAGCGAATAGCTCTCTTTTATATTACAAGGAGGAGAAAACAATGAAATTTAAAAGAGCTTTTGAATTAATGAAAAATGGAGCAAAAATTAAGCTCCTTTCATGGGATGGTTATTGGTATTGGGATGATGAAAAGAAAACAGTAATCATGCATACAAAAGATGGAAAAGAAATGGATATTAGAGAAACTGAAAGAGTTATCTATACGTTATCTAATATTCTTGATGATGGATGGGTTCTCGCTGATGAAAAAAACTGTCCCGAACTAGGTGGAGAAGCTACTTTTGGTTTTGATGAAGCTATCAAATATCTAAAAAGAGGAATGAAGCTTGCTAGAAAAGGTTGGAACGGTAAAGGAATTTTTATTCATTTATGTGAAACAGATGCAACAACAAATCCTTTTGTTTGTATAGATTCATCTAATTTACAAACTGATAATCTAGATGCAAAGAAAAATATTGTACCTTGGGCACCATCACAAACAGATATGTTAGCGGATGACTGGGTATTTTTTGAATAGGAGGATGTTATAAATGAAACTATTCATTAGTCAACCAATGGCAGGAAAAACAGATAAAGAAATCCTAGATGAAAGAGAAAGGGTGCTATGCAATGTAAAAGAATTATTTCCTGATAAAGAAATTGAAGTGATTGATTCGTTCTTTGATGGTGAGCCTAAAACTCCATTATGGTATTTAGGCGAGTCCGTTAAGTTATTAGGTCAAGCTGACATTGCTTATTTCTGCAAGGATTGGGAAAAGTATCGAGGATGTTGTATTGAACATGAATGTTGTGTTCGGTATTCAATTAAACACGTGGAAGAAAATTAATTAAGGAGGTAATGAAATATGAGTTTAATTGTAGGTTCAGCTAGAATTGATGAAAACGGTAATCTAAAAAATGGAAAGGCTGGCGATCAAACAGGAAAAGAAGTCTCAACACAAGCATACTATACACATAAAAAAGGTTGGTACATTTTTCGACCAAAAAGTGTAGCTCATGCAAATGCTCTTGCTACTGCTATGAAACAAGCTTGTGACAATAATAAAATTGGATATGATCAAAATGAAAGAAACGGAGTTATCACTCAATTAAAAAAATATGGTTCATTAGATAAAATTGCTACAGCTACTGAATGTGACTGTTCTTCACTTGTTAGAGCTTGTATCATTCAAGCTACTGGCAAAGACGTTGGGAATATCACAACAGCTAATGAAGCTAGTGTATTAGAAGCAAGTGGCTTGTTTGAAGCTAAAAAATCTGTTACTGGTGAAGGAATGCTATACAATGGTGATATTCTTGTAACTAAAACTAAAGGTCATACAGTTATTGTAGTAAGCGGTAGAGCAAGAAGTACAGCCACTACTTCCAATACTTCTACAGCAACTAAATCATATCTTTCTAAAGGCGATAAAGGTAATGGTGTTAAAACAATGCAAACAATGTTGATTGCTTGTGGATATTCTTGCGGATCGTATGGAGCCGATGGAGATTTCGGAAGTGGCTCTGATAAAGCGTTAAGAAAATTCCAAGGAGATTATGGTTTAACTGTAGATGGAAAATACGGGTCAAAATCTAAAGCAAAATTAGAGTCTGTTTACAATCAAAAGAAATCTTCTAAATCTTTAGGAACATATAAAGTTACAGCTAAATCAGGCTTATACGTAAGAGAAGGTGCAGGGACTAATTACGATATTGTTCCTAAAAACAAATTAACTAAAAATGCACAAGAACATGCTAAATCAAACGGAGCATTAAGATATGGTACTCGTGTCACAGTAAAAGAGTGGAAAAATGGTTTTGCTCGTATTCCTAGTGGTTGGGTAAGTGGGGACTATTTGAAAAAAGTGTAAATTGATGTATAATATATATGCACATTCATTGTATTAGTTAATAAAAAAAGCAAAAAGTAATATTATCTATTCTTCAAAAAATGTTTCAACAACTTTATTTATTAGCTAAACAGAAAGACCTACTCATTAATTTGGGTAGGTTCTTTTTTTTATGCTATAAAATCTAGCGGGTTGGCAAAAAGTTGGCAAAAATATGGCAAATAAAAAACAACCCAAAAAACAATAAAGAATAGGAGGTGCTATGCTTTGTGAAATAAAAATATAGAAATGAAAAAAGCCTTGATAAAATCAAGACTTTTTAATTTGAATTTATGAA